GTCCCAGGCCCTATTACGGGCCTGGAGGCTTATTAGCCTCCAGTCCAGGGATCCCCGTTAGAACGGGGGTACCCACCTCGTTTTGATGTAGGCGGTACGAGGACGCCCAGCGCGTCTTAAGTGCTCCTCATCAAACGTGGGTTCTATGCCACGCTTAAGGAAGTACTTAAGCAGAGCACCCGGACCCTCGAGAGGATCTCGAGGAGAAACGGATGACACCACATGGGCCTTAACCAAAGGCCTATGAAGGTGCTCGTCCTCTTTCTCAGATAAATATCCAAGAAAGGAGTGACGACTCAACGCGGGACTGGTAGGTTCGACTTTAGGGTAGTGATTAACTAGCCTTTCAGCCTTACCATCAAGCCACTTAACCGTAGCCCAGTTACCAAATTGATACATCTGGTTTCTGAGTTCGATAAGTGACACCAGCTCCGCGACTTGCTGCCGATGCGAAGGAAATACTCGTCTGACCTTGACAATGGAAACGTCATGGCCTTCATAGTACTCCTTCCCGCAAGACTCCCGGAATGAACCATTCCAGAAACTCTTGCTGCGACCTACTTTTGCACCAAAGTGCTCCAGTAGATCGACAACGGTATGCACATATTCTACGGGGACAATCAAGTCATCCCCGTAGACACGCACCTGGCCCAAGTAAGGAAATAAATCCTTCTTGGAGCCAAACCGGTGTCCTTGCTCTTTCTCAATCCCTAAGAAGATTATGGTCAAGAAGACCATAGCCTCGAAGGGAAAGCAAAGAGCCGAACCCATAGATGCGAACTTGGACAGGGAAATTATTCCCTGACCAGGTACAGAGGCCCGTTGAGACCGACATGCAAAAACCGCCCTCTCAGAAAGAGGATGGTTCCGCATTAGGGCTCTAACGAGCTTAGAAGACACCCTATCAGAAGCCTCGCTAAGATCTAGCGTGGCGAGGGCCCTGTTAAGGGATCCCTCCTGAGCAAGGAGCTGGTTAGGCTCCTGAGACTCAGTTCCGATAAATCCATTCAAGAACGTTGAATGGATATGTTGCATAATCACCTCAAGCATTCCTTGCTGTACATACTGTACAGTGGAAGGCTCAATGGCAATTATGCGTGGCGTCTTCTGCGTCTTAGGAACTGAGATGACCCTACTGGGCATCTCATCTCCGGGTTCGAGGAAGTCGATACCGTCTGCCTCATAATCCTCGCCAATAAAGCGGGGACTGGGGTAGAGAAAGTCTCCAACATGGAAGACTGACTCAAGACGGTCGGTCCAGTACTGGCTCTGATACTTACCATTGCTGGTAAGTTTCTCGGCAACAGCACCAGGACCGTGTTTAGGGACAATCTCCCCATCATAGACCTTGCGGTCTACAAATGAGAAGAGATCACTAAACAAAAGTTGAGCCATACGACCAAATTCATCAACATCAGAATCAGGTAGAGTGGCTTCAACATCTTCGACCTCCTTATCACATTGAACATACCCTAGCATTGCCTCACGCTCCCTTTCAGGAGTGCAGGGCAGAAGCATCTTGCTGAAGATCAGAGTCAACTGTCTTACAGCATAGATGGCTTCAACGCTAGGGGTGTCCAAAAGGACACCAGTAGATGAGTCAAACACCTGTCCCGTGAAACCTCTCAAAAATGAGGGGAGACACGAGCCAACCTTCTTAAAAGAAGGAAAGGCTTCGGGGACAACGAACCCTTGGTCAAGACAATACTGAAAGTCTTTTCCAAAGGTAGGAAGGGTTATCGTAAGAAACGATAAACCCTCGTGTTTGACACGAACATGGACGGTATTAATGTCCATGGTGGTGCTCGTGCTACATCTACTAGCCAATTCATTGGCTAATACATTCCAGAGTGATGTCAGGCTTTTCATAGCCCCTCCTGATAGAGGTGGTTATCCTTAGCCTGCCGCACTGAAGGGACAACATTCAATCTCGTAGAAACGAAACTACGAGGTGATCACCTAAAGGTGATCAAGAATGTTGAGGCCTATGAAAAGACCCCCGAGAGCCAACATGATGAAAACGATCAGAACGATCGTAACAGCGTGTTGGTGACCCGAGGTTGCGTGGTGATAATCATAATCGCCTCGCAAAGCTACCTCCTTTCTTCAAAGGACTCGACCATGCATTCAACAAGAATGACAATGATCGTTAACATTTTACCAACAAGTTCAAAGATCACCTATACGGTAATCAATGAAAATGTCCAAAGCAGAGGGAGCTTTAGCTCTCTCCGCCGAGGACCTTGGTGGTAAGCGAATACGTAGATGCTGAAAGAAGACCAACAAGGCCTTCGACCAGTTTCTTCGCTTCCGCAACGGAGTACCCATTCAACGGACGGTCAACGACGAGATAAACACTCATCGAGACAGACTGTTTTTTGGATTCTTCATAAATGTTGGTAGCCAACTTTTCAACGTCGATCCGGACCAGATGACGTTTCCGATTCGAACTAGATTCCGTCGTAGACAGAGTCAGTCGATTCAGACCGTCAGAAGTCGCGTACACAGATTTGAAACTCCCCGTATCTACACGAGGGGCTTCGACTTCCGTGCCTGCAACTTCTTTGAATTTCTGGGGATCGGTCAGTGCCATAGGCACACTCCTTTTCGCTTTGGTGGATCGTTCCACCTGGTTTGCGTAGTATGAACAACTACTACAACGACCGGGTGATACCGATTGCTGCAGTTATGGCGAGCTGAGTAGGTGACAAATCCTGCCAGCCAACACCAAACCCGAAGGGGTTAGCGGGGGCCCTGCTCTTGGTGATCGTAGTGATCCCAAACTTGCAGGCGCCCTGCGAAGATGGATGGAAACTGCCGGGTGCACTTTGCACGCGGAAGTCGCCATTTCCATACTCCGTATAAAAGTTACTAATGGTTTCTTCCATCATGTAACCATACCGCATCACAAGACCGGCCATTGCGAAGTTGGTGACGTTATGAATAACATCACCAGCATTCGTGAACCAATCGACGGCCCAACTCCAGGGCGTGAGGTTCCAGACAACATCTGGAGAGAGAGTGAGTCCGTAGACTGCATCGGCTTCATCGCCGTAGCCTATAGCGCGCCTAAACGTGTCAAGTTTAGACGGACCGCCATAGGTAAAGCAGCCCTCGAACCACCTCTTACGGATCTTTTCGACCCGAACCACACGTTCTGATTCGTGGGTACCTTCCCAAAATGACGAATTACCGGCATAGCCGATATTCGGATTAAGAGGAGGTATTTGTTCCTCCCACGAATTACGTTCAGTAGAAAAATCAAACCGACGGTGTACATTCTTACCTTCATTATGACGATAATTCTTCATTATGTCACGATGATGTCTGGCAGCGTTCACTACCGAGTGAATTTCACCCGCTAGCGGAGCCCAGCCAAACTGGTAATTAAGGTACTCCGAACCTGCTTGTTGAGCATGTTCGGTTCGCTTCTTCCATGACTGAATGCCGGGAACGGTGGGAACACCCTCCCGATACATTTCAGCAAGGCCAGTAGCGAGACCGGCGGTCGGATTATTTGGCGCACATTGGCTAATCGCAGTGGCTCCGTTTTCGTTCAATGAATTTTTGTCCATTGACGGCGGCGGAACCCACTGATGATGAGATCCAATGGCAGCGGCGGAATTGTGCTCTCCAAGGATAGGCCCGGAGTATTCCACTTCGAGCCTACTACCTCCGATAACACGATTCACATATCCCGGCTCCATAAAGGTGCCGACATGGGTCACGTAAAACGGACCCCCGCTTTCCCGTTTACCGCTTTTGCGGTTAACAGGATGCCCTTCTGACTCCACTAAAGTGGAAGTCGTCACACCCATAGTATCCTCTCGTGGAGGGTCAAGGATTTGACCTTCCCCACGCATTCCTACTCGGAATTTCGTGGGCTTGAAAACAATCTTATCGAGAGTTTTCTTCACTCGAGGTACTTGGGTAGACAACTGAACAGTTCCCTTCTTGGAAAGCTAACTTTACAGTTAGCAGTGGATTATGCACAGCAGGCCCTCCCCGTCCGTACCACTGCGGTACGGATCCAGTGTGGGGG